GCATGGTCTTCTCCGGAACCGAGCGTGAACGTGTAGGTAGCCGGTTCGCTCAAGGCGTCGGTGATGACTTTCGTGTAGACGTTCTGGTAGATGTCGGCGTTCAAAGTGATGGCTTCGGCCAGCACGAACCCCGACGGAGCCGTAAACGTTTGGTTGTTGGCCTGTCCCCAGAACGCGACGAGGACATCGCCGTCTGCCAGACCGGCAGGCTTGTCAACGACCACGTCGGTGGCTTTGTCGATCGCGGCGGTCGCCGCAGAACGAAACGCAATAGCCATCGTTAGCCCTCCTGTATAGCGAGGGCTTCATCCAAAATATCAATAACAATCATAAGTTAGAGACTTTCGCCCTGAACACGTAAAGTTGTGCCATCATTTTCAAGTGCAACAGTATTAGCAGCAGTCCTACGAACCCAGACTCCTCGAACTTCGCCTGATGCTAAATCTCCAATATCAATTCCATTAGCAGAAACAGTAGGACTTGTAAAAACTACTCCCGAAGGAGCAGTATCTTCATCTACAACATCATCCGCTTGAGCATTAGTATCGCCTACAGCGCTGGCTGCAACAGCGTCAACGCCAATTGCAACATCTGCTCCACCAGCAACTTCAGCTGAAATAAAAGCAATCACATTAAAGAAAGTATCTGTGGCATTAGAGTTATGAACAAAAACACATCTATATTCAGACTCTGATGCTGCATTCTCTGTCCCACTTATTTCATCAAACAAATTGTGCAAAGAGTTATTAGTAACTTGAGTTGTAGAAATGAAGCCACCAAGAGAACTGTTAGGGCTACCAGCCGTTGAGTTTCCAGGTCCAGTAGTAGTAGATAACTTAAGCAAAATATCAGAAGTCTGAATGCTCACTTTCTAACCTCTCTCTGTTTCTACAGGTTTATGTTGGTGAACCTTCAACTTCTTTCCACTGAAAGGTTCAGTGAATTTATATGTCTCTTTCGGAGATTTGATTACAGAAGAGGCAATCTCTTTCGCTTCTGATGCTAACTCTTCATAACGTCTTTTCTGCGCCTTTTTAGCAAGTTCATTTGCAGCTTCAAGGTCTGTACTAACATCTGTTCTAGCATTGTCTGCCCGATAGATTCTTTCAATAACTCTATCGTCTAATTCCCAAATATCAAAAACAATACGCTCAAACCCATCTGGACATTTCTCAACAAGTCTATAGGGAGCATCAGTAAGATCGGGTTCAGAGCAGTACCTTAAGATTAAATTAGGGTCGTATTCGTGAATCTTTTCTGCAATTCTTAAAGCATCACGTTCTACGACCTCTCCCGAAGCCATTTCTACTAAACGTTGTCCTACGTCCATCTTCTTCTCCTATTAAAATAGGGAGGCTGAGGTTATCCCTCAACCTCCCTATTTTAGTTTATGCTAGACTAACCCTCAGTGATATCTTCGACACGCGCCTGGGTGTTACGACGCGAACAACCAATCTCCCAATACTTCCGCATAACTGCCTCGAAAGCATCGTAGCCAGTAACCCACTTAAGGGTATCGCCATCATCGTCAGCCCAGTGCCAATCTTTCGACTGGTAAATCTTGATCTCCTTCTCTTCCAAGAAGGACATTTGATTCTTAGGGGCCTCGGGGTCTTCTACAACAGGAATCTCGGTACCATAGTTAAACGGAAGGCCCTTAAACCCACCCGAAAACTCTTTGGTATCCGTAAAACGACGCTGCTGAGTCAACAGGTTGAAGTACGCTCGACGAACTCCCAGAGAAGTAAGAATAACGGAAGTTTTACCACCGTTCTGTCTCACTTTATCCACAGTCTCAATCATTAGACTTTCGGAAAGAGCACGAGGCGTACCACCATTATCATCAACAATGGACTTCCAGATCGGAATAGTTGCAGGGTCAGCACCATAAATCTCGTTCGTGGTACCAATAATGGAACCTAGACCATTAGGCTCCTTCTCAAAAGAACCCTGACGGTAAACACCAGCCGTAGCAGCACCAGTGAAGGAATCACCAAACTCAACTTCTCCTGCATCTTCATCTACAGCAACAACATCAGTATCCAACTGAACTGTTGCTCCAGAAGAAGCAGTAAGCACATCAACCTGCATTCCAACTTCAAACAATGCAGTATTATTTACAGTGTGAGTTGCAGAGGTAGCAGTATCGGTAATCATGCCAAGAAGCCCAGTACTATCACCCCAGGCAATACGGTTCGTGTCCTTAGACAGATCTTCCTTAATTCCGTCCATTTCACGATCCATGCCAGAAGCAAAAGCCTGGTGGTTCTTCTCAGCAAGAGTCATAAGCTGACCAGTGAGACGAACTCGACCATAACCATACTTCAGCTTGGTCATGATTTCTGCATACTTCTGTCGCTTCGCGGCAGGGAGTAGCTCATTCTCATTTCTATAACCCTGACCGTGGTTACGCCCAACTTTCAGTGGGAAGTTAACATACTTACCACCAACAGTTTCGGTAATACCATCAGAGCTTTTCTCTAATCTCTTAATAGCAACTTGCTCATGCTGAAGCTGATCCACAATTCGAGGTCCATAAACCTCCTTGAGGATCGCATCAACCGTATCCATCGTCGCACTCATGACCTATTCTCCTGACTGTGCCGCTTGGGCAATTAGGCCGGCAACCAAGTCCTTCGTTTCCTTAGAACTGATTTCACCGACATTAACTGTGTCCTGTTGCACTTGTCCACCACCAGAGAGAATCTTAGGAGCAGAATTATTCTGCTGTTTAGCCGCATATTTGCTTAAGCTCTTTTGATACTGTTTCACAGCTTTAGCTCCATCTGCGCCTGCGGCCATCTTCCCAAGAACATACTCTTCATCAAATTCACCAAACTCTACCTTGAGATTACCTAAGTAGTCGTCAAGCTCTTTATCTTCTTTTGTTTGCTGACTTGTTCGCTCTTGACTAATATAGTGTTCTGCCAAGGTAGTAATAATTTGATTATGCTGATCTAACTGGTTTTTAACATCTGGAGGCAGTTGTGCATATTGTTGCTGGGAAATTCCCTGGTTTTCTCCCGCCTGTTTCTGCGGTGATCTGCCAGTGTTTTGTCCCTGCGACTGTCCAGGCTGTCCCTGCTGCACGTTTTGTTTGCCAAGAGACTGTTCGAGCGCCTTATACAAATCTTCAGGGCGATCATTGAGGATTTCATAGAGCTGGGCTGCTTCATTCAGCCTCTCATATTCCCCAAGTTCCTCATACGGCTTTAAACGTGAGTGTAACTCCTGAAACTTTCGAGTAACTCCGGCATCCCATTTTTTAACCTGGGGTTCTAATCTAGTTCGGAGTTCCTCGTCTTCAATGGATTCTAAAAATGTCTCCCCATTGAAGTTCTGTCCATCATCATCGTCATCATCATCATCATCATCATCATCTTCTTCAGATTCTTCTTCTAACTCTTCTTCACCTGTACCGTCTCCACCTGCCGGAATTGGATATACCCGACCTGTTTCTTCATCAGTAATAGTGGAGTAGCCCTGAGCAAAGAACTTATTAATGTGGCTCACGTTAACTTCCTTTTGGGGCTGTACCAAATGGCCCTGACCCATGTTCAAGTTGATATGGCAAGTGTACCCTAATGTGCCTACAGGGCAGGGACTTTAGTTATTTCTTTCCTTTTCATGCTCTCTTTGATCTTCAGCAGTAAGAACTAATTTGTCCCTAAGATTCTTTAAACGCTCTTTTACAGTTTTAGAAGCTGAAGATCCTTCTCCTCCTCCTCCAAAACGATTATTATCAAACTTTTCGCCTGTTGTAGCCCTTAGGCTTTTATTTCCTGTGATATTTTCAAGCTTTTCCCGCCCACTCGCTTGTCTAGCTGCGGGCGAACTAGCATCTGTCTTCTTTTCTGTGCGTTTCCTAGATCCCTCTTTAGCCGGTGACCCAGACCCAGACCCAGAGTCTCTTACTCTTCTCCCTTCTTTAGCTGGTGACCCTGACCCAGACCCAGAGTCTCTTAATCTTCTCATTGTTGCTTGCTTAGTAGGAGGAGGTCTATTCCTTCCTCTATTGCTGCCTCCTGAGTTAGACGCAGATGTGGAGTCACCTCCCTCTTCGTTTTCACTATCCTTACCACTACTAGTAGTACTTCCTTCTCTAGAGCGGCCTCTTCTACTACTACTACTAGAAGAAGAATCTGAAGAAGAGGAACTATTCGCTTCCTCAATTCCTTCAATAGCTTTAGGATAAAAGCGTCTAACACCTTCTACAAATTTAGCAGAAGCATTACCACTTTTAGCCTTCTTGATAGAGTCAGCCATACCAAGATCCCTAATCTGCTGAATCACAGATTCAGGAACCTTGATATCATTATTATAATGACCCTTTGGAGTCTCTTTACTATATCCGGTGTTACCAGTCATTATTACTCCTAGACCGGAAGTGTAGTAAGGTTATTAACTTTAACAGCATAAACCACGTCATTATAAGACATTTTGTTAAGACGCTCAGCCGTGTAATACGTACCATCATGGTCCGTAAGTGCAGCCTTCATCAAAGCAACAGTTCCAAGGTTAGGGTTGTCATAAGTGCCAGGAGAATTATCCTCACTAGCAATAGTTAGTCCGGTAGAATTACCAACTTCCAAGTCAACCATTTAATCAACTTTCTCCTGGTTTTGGTTTTCTCTTCCTACGTTGAATAGCAGCCTTCGTGACGTGATTAGCATACCTTTCTGCCTGGCCTTTGCTCCCCGTTTGTACCAATTTTTTCCGGGCAGCCTCCTGGTATCTACTCATATCTGCTAAAGGAATTCCTACTTCTTTTCCTTTTTTAAACGCTGGCGCAGCCATTTTCAGCTCCCTATTATGGGTGTCTCTCCACCCTGACTAGCCCCAGGAGCGCCCCCTGCGGCCCCTGGCGGGCCTCCACCCCCCTGGGGTGCCTCTGCACCTGGTGGTTTTTCTGGACTTCCTGGCTCACCTGGCATACCCATTCCCTGCATCTTACTCTGCATAACTTGTTCGTGCATCTGTACGTGAGCCTGGAAAACTTCCTGGAACTCTACAGGGATGGTTTCAAACTTCTGACGCTTCCTGAAATTGTTGTGCTCCATGATGTGAATTTCATGGTTATCCCAGTCGTTGACTGGAATCTCCGTACCTTCACCAAGTCGCAAGTTTTCCCTCTGTGCCTGACGGGAATCCACCTGCATTTCCTCATAGAGTTTTCCTGTCTCTGCCATATCAAGGTAACGGAGTGCTCTATCAGGAGGAATCCATCCCATCTTCCCTAGCTCAGTAATGAACGCTTGCTTAGCTGCTCGTGACCTAGGTACCGCGGAACCTTTTTCAATTCTAAGGTCAGAGTTGTCTTTAAGATCAGCACCAGAGAACATATAGCTGTCGTAAATGCCATCTTCTCCGAGAACCTTAATAGTTCTCTCTTGTCCCCAATACTGTTGAACGTAATTGAGTACGTGCCGACCAATTCTTTCAACACCCTCTTCGATAGAAGAAATTGTAAGAGCAAGCTTAGAGTCATCTTCCTCTTGCAAGTAGCTAATCGCAGTTGCAGCAGTAACGCCAGGAGGCGTTCGTCCCTTTGTAACTTCGTGTTGCGAAGAAATATCATCCATATCTCGCTGAATTCTATCTTGCTCCTCAATTACATAAGAAGGCAAATTCTGGAGAGGGAGAGGCTTAGGCTCCTGGTGACCAGGAGTGTAAAGAATAACAAGCCCAGGCTCGGAAGTAATCATCTTTGGATTAACTGATCCCTTAGGAGCAATTAACTGCGGTTTCGACATACGGTTTTTAGCTTCAATGATCTGAGAGCGAGTGCGGTTATACTCTTTTTGTAGTGGGATAAGGTCTGAAATCGTTGACTCTGAATAGAAGCGTCCCGTCGGAATGTGATCGAACTTTGTAAACGGGTAGTCTCTATGCGAATAAGGCCATCCTTCTCTAGCCTGCAAAATAGTCTGTCCTGCCCAAGTTACAACCATACCATCAGGGTAATCTTTAGTAGGTTTAATCCAGCATTCTTGGATAGAAGTGTATTTCTTAGGAGGAGTAGTAATCCCAAGCGCAGAGAAAAACTTCTGTTCTAAGGCATCAGGCCCCGAAGCTGTATCAGCCTTAATTTCCTTGACTTTATCTTCAGGGTAGTTACTCTTAATCCAGTCAGGACTCTTGGCTACAGAATGGATAAGGAATGGCTGGTTCTCTAGCTCAGGCTCTTGAACATCAGGAACAAAAAGGTGAAAAGGAGAAATAGGTTCAATCCGAACCATCCCCTCGACTTCTTCCCCTTCTGCATCTTTCCCTACATTAAAGCTTGGGTCCCACCAATCTTTTAAGAATCCTGTTCCAGTAAGAGCAGTCCAGAACAAAGCACGACGAAGCTGCTTGTTAAAACCAATCTCTCGCCAGTGGTATTCAAAAATCTGCTCCCCAGCTTTTGCAGCCATCAAATCTTCATCATCTGAACTAGCAGGGATTACAAAAGCCTGGGGGTCTTCTTTTGTTAGCTTCGCAAGTTCCCCTCGAATAATTGGGCGAACCTTGTTAGAAATTAATCTAACTCTCCACGGAGGAGCCGCAGGAGTTTTGAGTGTACTGTACCCCTGAATACCAGGCGTCCACTGGACCCATTGCTTTCCAAAATAGAAAGCCATATTCATGTACCATTCACGCTCAAACTGCAAGCGCGAAGAACGGCATCGCTTTTGATAAGATTCTACCCTGGAGAGAAGTTTCTTCTCGTCTTTAGAAGAGAATTTATTTAAATTAATCTCTTCTGTAATCTCAGGGTCAAGAGTAGTTTCATTCATCGTCTAATAATCCTAAGTCTTGAAGCTCCTCTTTTAGAGTCTCTTCTGTAGGAACTTCTGCTAGAGACTCTCCAAGCTCATAAACCCCATATTCTTCAGGGTCTAATCCAGAACGATCAAGTTCTTCTTCGTCTGACATTCCGGTATAAGTTTCATCCTCGAATTCTTTAAAAAGAGAATCCAGACTTGTCGCCTGTGTCACTTGGCTGTAGTCCGCCCAGCTGTGACTCATCAGACGGTTTAGAAGATCCTTCCTCTCCGCTTCGTACACTTTCCTCATTTCCTGCTTTTCCTTGTTCTGAACTAGTATCAGACTGATTAAAAAGAGAATCAGAGTCAAGGAAGGAACGAACGTCATCATATCCATTGAGAACGCCTTTCAACGTTTCGATTTCCTTGTAAGAATGCTCTAGTTTTTCGTATAAACCAACAAGTTTAAAGTTAAGATCAGTAACCTGTTCCTCAGTCGCCATTCCTAACTTCTGTCCCATTTCAGCAATACAAAGTTCACACAAGTACATCGCACCATAAAACTCAACCTGAGTTTCTAAATCGACATACCTGTTTCTAGTAGCAACAGCACACAAATAACATTGTCCCGGAAGGGCCGGAGGACCACCATAAATTAATTTCATTTAATTTCCAAAAGAATATCTCGCAGGGTTATTAGGAAAATCAGGGTCTTCTTTTTCTTCTTCTTCTTCTGGACCTTCTTCTTCTTCAACACTAGCTACAGGAATCAAAGTCCCACCTTTAGAAACAAGGTTAAGAATGTACTGTTCATCATCGGGAACAGTAAGTTCAGTAATAGCGCCAGGGGTACCATTAATCAATAAGCTCTTAATATCAGAGCTAGTATAAATGTTTTCGCCGTTCACTCTCAGAATAAATCTAGACATTTAAAACCCTTTCTCTTAGAAGTTACCACTCAGATCCCAGAGTGAAATCTACATCCTTGCGTCTGCCTAGCTTAACTGCACCTTCGTCAATCCAACCTCCGTCTTCTGGAAGTGCGACGTTAGTTTTATCCATAAGCATAGGAATCTCGGGGACACTGAAGTCTTCCATTTCAGGCCGGGACGCTACTAAGTAGCGTAGCGCATCTACCGCGTGATCGTCCTTCTTATGTGGTTCTTCTTTTTTATTCTTCTCTGAGTTTAATTTTTTGCTAGCCCACGTTGACCATCTGTATCTCTGTAATTCATGAATAAGGTTCACACAGTTACGAGTGACAAACAACTTGGGTCGCCGTACGTTGTTACCTTTATCATCCGTAAATACAGGACCTTCTATATACTTAGAAACTCTGTTAATTCCGGCATGTACATCGTTATTGCCTAAGACGACGGCAATTCCATGTTCAATATACTCAAGTTGTATTGAGGTTCCTGTAATGGCGTCACGGTTTCTAATACTGGGGTCACCAACACGGTAATCGGGGAGCCTGCCATGTTGACGTTCTCGTTGCATAACAGTCTGAGCGTGGTATGAAACGACTCTATCATTTTCGTAATGCTCGTCAAAAATAAATATCTCACCATCAGAATTAATCGCTCCCCATAACCATGCTGTAGGGTTGTTAAGACCGTGATCCATCGCCGCAACTCGCAACCATTCTACAGGAGGGGAGAAGGGCTCAATGATATTTCTATCTGAGAACTGCTTGTAGACAAGCCCACCAATCTGGACGAACTTCCCTGAGACACGCGCCTTTCTTTCGTCAGCAGTCAGGCCAGACAAAAACTGATCCCGCTCTGCATGGTTTAGGTAAGGGTTCTCCCCCTGGTCAACTTCAACCACATAGATATTAGGGTCTTGTTTCGCAGCTAAGTAAATGTCGTCATAGAGCCACGTCATACCCTCAACAGGAGTCATGGTAATCCAAGAGTCTCCACTAACATCTAGCAAACGCATTCTATTCTCTGTGTACAAGGCTTTAGGAGGCTCTTCGTCAAACCAGCAGAAGTGCCGAGAAGTACCAGAAAACTTATCTAAGTCCTGGTCATAGCTCATGAATTCTAAAAATGAACCGTTCTCTAAGTGCAGAGTTCGCAATTGCTTGTCGTAAGCGTCAGTCCAACTGCCTCCGCGTAACTCTGACAAGGGCATCCACTTTGCAACTTCGGGTTTAACAATCTTCTCAACTCCGTTAACGAAGTCAACACTAACACACCGTCCACGTACAGGTAGCTCCGGGGTTTCTCTATAAGGGTGCCTGCCAGTGAGGTACCAAACAGCTTCAGTTGCTCCGCCGACTGTTTTACCACTACGGTTACCTCCGATGAATAACCTAGTCTTTGCCGCGCTGTGGTGAAACATGTCTTGTTTCTCGTGAGGTTCATATCTAAAAATGTCAGGACTCTTGGCAGCATTAACTAACCCTCTAGACAAAGAGTCTAGAAAGCCTGCCTTTGTAAGTTGGGGTCTACCTCTTCTCGCCAAGTTTTCTCCACTCTAACTAAGGAAAAAGAATAAAATGTTAAGGGCAATAGTAAGAACAGAGAGGAATATCATAGCTCTATTTACATACTTTTTAGCACTCTCTATTTCATCTCTAGATTTAGATCGAATAACTAATAAGTGATCTGCACTTTCCTGTACCCGTGCCTCTATCCTTAATAAACGTTCTTCTATCGCTTCTTTATGTACAAATAAATTTCTATCGAGAACAACTTCTTGACGCAAATCATTAAGTTGCTTCATACGAATATCATTATCTTCTTTAGCTTTTCTCCCAGCTTCTCTTTCAGCCTTGTGAACGTCTTCGTGAGAATTTTGGTAAGATGCTATTAATTTTTCCAAGTAGTCCCTCAAAGACACTTCACTCATATCTCTAAAACCCTTTACTGTTAATAGCGGTAGAGATACTTTCTCCTTTATCCTCTAAGTTTAGAGTTTTAATATCCTCCGCAATTGCAATAATAGTGTCTTTGTCATCTACGTGTCGAGCAATAATCTCAACGACGTGAACAAGAACTTCTTCCACGTTAATGTTAACATCTAGTTGCTGCTTGTACTTCCCTCGCATTTCAAAGTGGAACTTAACAGCGTCCATCCCACCTTCATCAACTGCTTTGTTCAGTGCAGAATAAGCCGCGTGGTCATTAGCCTCAAAAAGACTTTCAGCTCGTTTTGCCATGTACTGAGAGAAAGCTGGCTGTCGAAGCCAAGCGCTCCATTTCTGCGAACTAATACCAAGCAAGTCTAATTTCTCACGAAGAGAGCGCGCGTCGTGAGCGTTCAAGATTACGTTAGCAGCAAGTAACTGGTCTTTAGCAAGAAGCTTACTAGAAGAGTCAGCCTCTAAATCAATGCCACATGCCATAAGCTGTCTACGTGCCGCACCATTCTTTTCAATAACACCTTTAACGTAATCAACACGCTCTCCGGATTTAGCGGCAATCATCTCATACGCCGGAATTAAGCCTAACTCCCAATACATCTGTTCTGTAGCGCGAACTACTTTTGCCGCCCTATCAGTCAGATTTTTCTTTTTGGAAGCAACAGAAGCCTCAGCCATACTTTACAAACTTTCTCTTGACTGTGTGTAAGTTTTAGAGTACGCTCTACTGTAGCTGGAAATCAAAAGACAGCCTACAGGAAGGGCGCTCAGGAGTAGTTTACCTGAATAAGGAGTCGCTATGCCTGAATTTATCAAAACTTACTTTGTAAACGGAGAACGAGTTACACATTTAATTACAGCTTATAACCTGAGCGCAGCGAAAATACAGTTCGCTGAGTTCTATAGAAGCCTGTTAAAAAGCAACAAGCCACGAGACATTTTAGAGGGAGACA